ATAATGGATAAAGATAAACAAGAATATATTGTTAAGCTAGAAAAAGCAATTTCTAAAAAGTATGGCCAAGAAGCCATTAATAATCCACGTCGTTTTTGGGACGAGGATAAAGAGAAAGAATACATTACACAATCCCAAGATGCACAAAAGAAATTTGCTAAATTAGCCGAAACCAAAGACAAAGTAGAACAAGACGGATTTTTAATAAACAAAAAACTACTTAATAAGGATACAAATAGGGTTTGCTCTGTTTGTGAGAAATATTCATTTGATGTTGGCGACAACTTGTATATCAATAAGTTTGATTGTTGTCGGAAATGTTATGTTCAATGGGTAGAGGACAGAGAAAGACGGTGGCTAACAGGATGGCGACCACAGAAGGAGAAAGAAAATAATGGCTAATGCTAATACACTTGATATCATTCGCGGAATCAGCCAAGCGGCCGCAAACGCCTATGACGGCGCCCATGATGGCACTTTAAACTCAGACGGGGTCGCACGCAAAGTGGGATTGAAGCGAGAGATTGGAAACCTTATTAATGATCGACGGCTTGTAGACGGCTTTAAGGTTCGTTTTAAGGGCCCGGTTCTGGTTATTCTTTATCAATCCGAAACGCGCCTTAAGGATGTAGCCAAAAAAGGGTTTGAAAATGAAATCTCGCAAATGATTGCCGACATAGCCAAGTTTCTAAAGAAGGAATATAAGAGCGTAACCGGCAACAGCCTTACTTTAACTCGAATGGGCGAACCCTCGGTTCTTGTACAGAAGCTTTCCAACTACAGAACAGATGTCCGTGCAACCTGCGACTATAAGATTGGCGGGATCGACGATGTTAAAGAAATAGAAGAGCCCTCTAAAGATCGTTTAGACAAGGCGATCCGAGATTGGCTCGCTCTCGGCCCGGGCGGCAAGCGCCCCAAAAACGATACTCGCAAAGGTAAATAAACAGGTGTTATGGGATATCAGCTTACAAAGCAGGAGATTCTGAAAGAGGTAGTAAAATCTGGCAAGGACCCAGTACATTTTATCAGAAACTATTGTAAAATATCCCACCCTCAGAAGGGGCTTATTCCTTTCAAAACTTATGACTTTCAAGACGATCTTTTAAAAGACTTTAATGACTATCGCTTTAATGTTGTTCTAAAGGCGCGCCAACTTGGCATTTCTACTATTACAGCAGCCTATACTGTATGGCTGATGCTCTTTCATCGCGATAAAAACATTTTAGTTGTAGCTACAAAGCTTCAAACGGCGACAAATCTTGTTCGCAAAGTTAAGAAGATTATGAAGCAGCTTCCCCCGTGGATGAGGATTTCCGAGATTCACATTGATAACAGGACTTCGTTTGAGCTTACCAACGGATCTCAGATTAAAGCGTCTTCAACCTCTTCCGACGCCGGCCGTTCTGAAGCGTTGTCGTTATTGGTGATTGACGAGGCCGCACACGTTGAGGCGCTAGATGAACTGTGGACTGCACTATATCCCACCCTATCAACCGGGGGTCGTTGTATAGCCCTTTCAACTCCGAATGGCGTTGGTAACTGGTTCCATAAAATATGTGTAGAAGCCGAGGCTGGAACAAACGCATTTCATATGACCACTTTGATGTGGGATCTTCATCCCGATAGGGACCAGCTGTGGTACGAAAAAGAAACGAAAAATATGTCGACACGGCAGATTGCTCAAGAGCTAGAATGCAACTTTAATGTTTCTGGCGAGACTGTTATCCATCCTGACGATTTAATTTACCACCTTGAAAAAACAAGAGAGCCTAAATATCGCACCGGCTTTGATCGCAACTACTGGATTTGGGAAGAGTTTCAGGAAGGAACCTCTTATTTGCTTGCTGCAGATATTGCACGCGGAGACGGCCAGGACAACTCCGCATTTCACGTTTTTAATCTAGAAGACATGGAGATTGTCGCAGAATACATCGGAAAACCCAACCCGGATGATTATGCAGAGATACTATTCAATGCAGGAAAAGAATATGGAACCTGCATGATAGTTGCTGAAAACAACAACATAGGTTTCGCTGTACTTAATAAGTTAAAGGATAAGGGTTATAATAATGTTTATCACTCTACGAAGTCTTCTCATGATTATGTTGATTCTATACAGGCACAGTGGATGACCAATATAGTTCCGGGCTTTACAACATCATCTAAGACAAGACCCTTGGTGATTGCCAAAATGGAAGAGTTTATGAGAAATAAACTAGTTAAGATTAACTCTAATCGTTTATTATCGGAGATGAAAACCTTTATTTGGCACAACGGCCGCCCACAAGCGATGCGATCTTATAATGATGATTTGGTTATGTCGTTTGCGATTGGTTGTTGGGTAAGAGATACAGTTTTGGTTGAGAATCAAAGATTAGTAGAATATAATAAAAATGCTTTATCGGCGATCTCCACTTCCACTAGAACAATGAGCACCACTATTCCCGGGATGATAGGACACAACAAGAACAGCTCGGGCACCGTATCTCCAGAGGTTAAGAGATTCAATGAACAATACGCTGCGATCATTAAAGGATAAATAAATGCCAGAACAAAAGAAAAAAGTAGACCACAGAAACAACCCAAGAAACCCAGCGTCCCCTCTCTTTAAGAGGCTAACGAGGCTTTTTTCTGGCCCTCTCATTAACTACCGGGCCCAGTTTACACGCGAGGAGCGCCGGTCCGCTTTAGATAAATATCAATATCGATTCACTAGCGCAAGCGGCAAACAGTTTAAGCGTTCTGCTGATAATCTTTCTCGCAACTATAATATGCTTACTTCCGCAGCTATGCGGAATCAAAATCGTAACGAGAGATATATTGATTTTGATCAAATGGAGTATATGCCAGAGATTGCTTCGGCCATGGATATCTATGCAGACGAAATGACGACGTCAAACGAGTTTAACAGGCTTGTTAAGATTGAGTGTCGCAATGATGAGATTAAAAGCATCTTAGAAGCTCTTTTTTATGATGCTCTTAATATTGAGTTTAATGCATTTGGCTGGGCGCGCACCATGTGTAAGTATGGAGACTTCTTTCTATATCTAGATATTGATGAAGTGCTGGGAATTAAAAGCGTAATCGGCCTCCCTTCGGGCGAAGTAGAAAGGCTAGAGGGCCAAGATCCCACTAATCCCAACTATGTTCAGTACCAGTGGAACTCGGCGAATATGACATTCGAGAACTGGCAATGTGCGCATTTTAGAATTTTGGGAAATGACAAGCACGCGCCCTATGGAACTTCCGTATTGGATCCGGCGCGCCGCATTTGGCGTCAGTTGGTTTTGATTGAAGATGCAATGCTGGCTTACCGTGTCGTTCGCGCCCCTGAGCGTCGTATGTTTAAAATTGACGTAGGCAACATTCCCCCTCAAGATGTAGAACAATACATGGAGAAGGTGAAGGGATCTCTTAAGAGAAACTCTATAGTGGACGCGTCGACCGGTCGAGTTGATTTGCGCTATAACCCTCTTTCGGTTGAAGAAGACTATTTTATTCCTATTCGGGGCGGTGTGGGGTCAGACATTACAACCCTTGCTGGTGCAGCTAGTTTAAACGATATTGATGATGTAAAGTATATTCGTGACAAGCTGTTTTCAGCTATCAAGATTCCTCATTCCTATTTGACTATGACCGAAGGCGCGGAAGAAGATAAAACGACTCTGGCCCAAAAAGATATTCGTTTTGCCCGCACTATTCAAAGGCTTCAGAGAGCCTTTATGTCAGAGCTAGAAAAGATAGCGGTAGTTCATTTGTTCACATTGGGATTCAGAGGGCAAGATTTGATATCATTTAAACTGGCCTTGAATAATCCTTCTAAGCTCGCCGAGCTGCAAGAGATAGAGCATTTGCGAACCAAATTTGATCTTGCTAACAACGTCGTCGAGGGCATGTTTAGCAAGCGGTGGATTGCCAAGAACATCCTTAATTTGACTGATGAAGAATTCTTGCGTAATCAGCGCGAGGCCTATTATGATCGTAAATATCAAGTGTCGCTTGAGGCCGTCACAGAAATGGGCGCTGCTGAAGCGGCCGGCGGCGGCCTTGGAGCCCCACCGCCCGGCGGCATGGAGGGTATGCCTGGCGGTGAACTCACCGGTGGAGAAATGCCCCCGCCCGAAGGCGAAGTGGCCGGGGAAGCTCCCGCCGAAGGCGAGGCCCCCCCAGGAGAAGAAACTTCGCTCCTCGCCGCCCCGGCACGTCGGGAAGACGATCCCACAGTAGCCAGTTTAGAGCCCCAGGCTAAAGGGAAAAAGTATTATCGTAAGAAAGATGATAAACGACGCCTCCGGAAGAGTGGACCCACAACGCGAAAGTCTCGCAACAGGGTGCGCTCCGGCGACAGCACGGCGGCACGCCGAAAGGTGTTTCCAGGAGCCCCAGCGCGCAGCGAAGACTTATTAAATACTAATGCACTTTATGAAGAATATAATCCTATTTATAATCGAGACAAAGACGAAGAGAAATTATTTGAGAGTACTAGAGATATTCGGAAACTAATTACTGAGTTAGAAACCAAAGAAGCGGAGACCAAGAAACGTGAAACTAAAGCACAATAAAAAAAGAAACACGGCGTTTTTATATGAGGTGCTTATTAAAGAGCTGACTAAGTCTATTTTTGATAAAGAGGCGCCCCGAAAAAGATTTATTTCTGGCTTAATCAAAGAAAGCTTTGGTGTAAATTCAATTTTGGGAAGAGAGCTAGAATATTATAAAACGCTTTTAGAAACAACGGGCGTGGAACACCACTTGGCTGAAAAGCTATTACAAGAAACTAAAATGGCCCACGCGCTTTTGGACAGCAAAGGTGTATTCGATGCACAAACACGCGTTATAAACAAGATCAATCGGGCTCTTTCTAAAGACGTTTGGAACACTTTTGTTCCCAACTTTAAATCTCTCGCGACGATTGATACTATTTTTAATCGTTCTGTTTCGATAAAACAAAGAGTTTTACACGAAGATAGGCTCATCAAGCTGATGAAGTCTGCGTCCAAGTTGCAAGAAAACAAGCTCGAACCCATTGATAATATTATTTATCGCTCGTTTGTAGAAAAGTTTAATACCAAATATAGTGGCCTTCTTAGTGAACAAAGAGATTTACTAGGTAAATACATTGCTTCGTTTTCCGACAACGGCTTAGAGCTTAAGATTTATTTAAACGAAGAGATCGGCCGTCTTCGCGGCCTTGTAGAAGAGTCTTTAAGCCTGGAAGAAGTTAGCTCAGACGAGAAAATGGTAAAGAAAACCAAGGAAGTCCTAGACATGCTGGAAGGCTTTAGGGAGCGTACGCCCACTCAAGAAGTCGTTTCAAAAATATTAAACATCCAGCAGCTCGTGGAGGAAATAAAATCCAATGATTAATATTAAGATTGGAGGCCCACAAGCACAGGTAAATTTGCAAGCTAGAAAAACTCTAGCTGGCCACCTGTTGATAATGGATCATGATCTTATTGATATAGCATTATTGCCAGAGAATAGTAAAATATTAACTTTTCCCAAACGCGAATCCGCAGAAGATGTTTACAGTACCCAGTCTCGTTTTTTTGATTTTTTAGTTAACAAAGGCATCGTTGAGCGAGACAGTATACAAGGAGGTAATATTTTTAGCTCCATTGAGGGGGTAATCCCGGAAGGCAAAAGTGCTAATGGCCTACAGGCCGCAGTCTACGTCATCTCAGAGTTTATTACAGAAGAAGCAGACGCAATGAAAACGGCCGAAACATATGAAAAGAATCTGGAAAAGTATTTCCTTGATCCTACTGATCGTGATTCGACTGAACTGGGAGAGGTTCCCCAAGAAGCAGAAAAGGGCGCGATGATTCCCGGATATTATTACATACCACTTCGCTATAAGATGTAATGGGCGCCCACATTATTATGTGGCCCTCCCTAGAGAGTCTAATCTTTTTTATTTTGTGTGCATATGGTCTCACACAAATTCTTTGTTTTTCCAAGATTTTAGATCGGATTAGACCCAAACACTATTTCTTTTCTTGTCCGATGTGTATAGGGTTTTGGGTAGGTGTATTTCTCTGGGGTATTAACAGCCATACAGAACTATTTATATTTGACGGCGTCAATCCAGTGACTGGATTTTTGCTTGGATGCTTGAGTTCGGGTACATCATATATTTTAAATGTGATTATCTGCGATGACGGAATTCAAATAGGAAAAGGAGAGTGACATGACTAAGTGGATGCTACAACCGGTGCGCCGCTGCTGCAAGGGCAGTTGACTACTTTAAAGGAATAATATAATGGTACGAAGAAAGCATGTAAAAAGAATTGATCCAAGATATTTCTTGCACGAGACAGTAAATCGTAACGACGACGGAAGCCGCCTTGAAGAAGGTTGCCCCCACGAAGAAGAGGGCGAAGCTATCGGCATTAGCGCCCCCGGCGTGGAACTACATGTCGACGATATTGGCGACTTGCCCCCGGAAGAGGCTTTTGTTGCAGGACTTGAAGTGGCAAAGAGTGCCATTGACCAACTAATGGGCGGTCCCGAAGATATACCGCCAGAGGGCGACGGCCCCCTCCAGGAGCGACAACGATTAAATGAAGCAGAAGGCGAAACGCCCCAAGATGTAGCACAGCGAATATTGAACTTGCCCGCTATGTTTCGAGAGAGCGTACTAGGCGATATGCGTAATATGGCGAAAGGTGACCGCGAACACCACTCCTATTATCCGCACGTCCAAGATCATGTAGCGTTTGCCACGGAAGTGTTACAGCTTGTAGGCGAAGGATAGACATGAGTACAGTACTGCTTCGAGAATATTATGAGCTTTGCGATGGGGGCGTCTGTCAGGACCTTCTCACGGAAGCCGAAAAGAAGTTTGTTGCCGATGGCGGAATGATGCTCTCTGGCCTGATGCAAATGGCCGAAACCCAAAACGGTAACGGTCGCGTCTACCCTCAGAAAATTTTGATGCGAGAAGTAAAAAACTATAAGAAGATTGTCGAAGACCGCCGCGCCCTCGGTGAACTTGATCATCCGGAGGAGTCGGTCATCAATTTGAAAAACGCTTCTCACATGGTTACCGATATATGGATGGAGGGCCCAGAAGTAAAGGGCAAAATGAAAGTCCTAGAAACTCCTAGCGGCAAGATTCTCCGCTCGCTCGTAGAATCCGGCGTGTCTATTGGTATTTCTTCCCGCGGACTGGGCTCCGTTAAAGAGAACGCCGGCCAAACTATTGTAGAAGATGACTTTCAGCTTATTTGTTTTGATGTAGTATCTGAACCTTCTACGCCCGGCGCGTTTATGATGCGAGAAAACAAGAACCGACTTGACGAGGTATTTACTAAGGCTGATCGAATTAATCGAGCCTTGAATGAAGTCCTGAGAGAGTAAAAATGAAGTTAATAATGGAAAACTGGCGCCGATTTATTAACGAAGACGTCACACCGCGCGATCTTTATAAATTAGATCTGAACACTTTTGTGACACAAATTCAGACTAACAAAGAAGAAGTATTGAAGGCCCTTGCTGCGGGCCTTGACGACTCTGCTGGCGCCACTGATGATCAGGTTGCGATTACTACTGGTGATGTGGTGTGTCACACTCTGCGGCCCACCCAGGCAGAGGTAGTAATGCATAAGTCTTTAGATTTTACCTTAACCAATCCCGCATCAGCTATAACATATTTAAGCTCGAACGGACCTTTTAAAGTGGGGCCCGAGGGAAACGATGCGATAATAGTATTAAATAACAAATATGTACTTGATGGCCATCATCGATGGTCTTCACTGTATTGCATGAATCCTGATGCATCTATATATTGCTTTAATATTCAAGTAAATGCCAAGCCGACAGATGTATTAAAATTACTTCAGGCCTCGATAGCTGCGTACACAGGGGGCGCTCTTCCATCAAACCCCGGGGGCGGTATTAATTTGTTTACGACAGACGAGGCGACCCTAAAAGAATATATTAGAAAGAAGTTACCTCCCGCCATTGCTCGCGAGTTTGTCAAGCTGGGTCTACTGGATTTAGAATCAGTGGCGCCTTATAAGCCCGAAGGCCGTGCGTCGAACATACGGGAAATTTATGTGACCCTTGAAAACCTTATCGCACACAACGTGGGGATACTACAGTCAAAGAGTCCCCCCGTTTCTGGCGCCACCAGCCGCGAAGTAATGCCCCAGGCTGACGCGCCACAGGGCTCACAGGTGACAGCCGGTGGCACTACTCCGGCCGCATTGGAGCCACTAGAGCAAGGAGTGATAGATTTTAGAGCACCCTACGCCGCTGGCCAGCCCCAAAGAAAGGTAGCCCATGAATAAATCAGAATTAAAGAAACTACTTAAGCCGCTTATTAAAGAATGCATTAAAGAGGTAATCTTTGAAGACGGTGTCCTTTCTGGCATCGTATCAGAGGTAAACCGCGGCCTGCGCCCCCCGGCGCTTGTTGAGACCCAACAGCCTCAGCCGAAAGCCCAAGAGCATAACTTTGCAAAGATGCGTCAGAAATCATTGCAAGAACAAAAACAAAAAATTAACGAGCACAAGAAACAATTGCTTGACGCAATCGGTTCTGAAGCGTATAACGGGGTAAATTTGTTTGAGGGAACGGCTCCCATGACTTCAGCCGGCCCGAAACCCGGAGAAGCTCCGATGCCCGGCGGCCCCCTCGCGGGCGTCGCCCCAAGTGATTCGGGCGTTGACATAGCAAATTTATTTGGGACAGTGGGCGGTAATTGGAAAGCTCACATGGAAGCAGACAAGTAGAGGTGTCCAGTGGCTAATAATGTTATTGTACACCGACGGCACAACGAAAGTTCTGAGAGATTAATCAGAAGGTTTATAAAAAAAGTCAAGAAGGAGCGCATCTTAGAAAAGTACAGAGAGAGATGTCAGCACCACATAAAGCCGGCGGTTAAAAAAAAGATAAAACAGAAAAAAGCTCGTCGAGAAAAGGAGCGTTTAGAAAGAAAGCGCTTTAAAGGGAGATAGTTGCAAGTTTATACTATTTAGAGTAGTTTGGAGAGATTAATATATGCCTTATCAAGTTGGGTTACATAATGTAGGATCGTATCAAGTATCGGGGCGTCCTTATATAACAGGGTCCGTTACTCTGGTGTCGCTGGATTCCGACTATATACAATTCCCGCGTGTTACAAAAAGCATTACTATTTTAAATCACGGGGATCCTGTGAGGGTACATTTTAACACGAGTTCTGCGGGGGATGTCATCGCCGGTCGCCACTATATAACTGTTTCGTCTTCGTTGACTATGAATGTTAAATGCAAGGAGCTATATGTTTCAACGCCCGGTGACGGCCGCTCTGCCGGCGCAACAGAATACGAGCTTTTTGCTGAGTTAACCACAATTGATGTTAATAGCATGTATAATCTGACCGGATCTGGTCTTACAGACCGCTAAGGAGAAGGTCGATGGGCCATGAGACACACGAGAATGATAGTTTCTCATCCGCACGCTGTGCGGCCGGTGTCGACTTGCCCCTAAAAGACACATTTAATAGCCGGAGCGAGTACTAGCAATGGCATCTGGATGGGCATATATAGGATATCCAGCGTCCATCACCGCTAGCGGACCCACTGGATCAATTCAATATCACGGCCGCGGCACCAGCATTACCGGCAGCTCCAACTTTGTGTTTTATTCGGCATCGGTGAGCAACTATGCGCCGCAGACTGTGGTTCTATCGGGTACTCTGCTGGTGTCTGGCACGATTAGCGCAAGCGCCTATCATATTAAAGATATTACGAACATCCACTCTTCTGGTTCGTCCAAGTTTGGAGATTCCCTAGACGACAAACATGAGTTTAGTGGATCAATCAATCTCACAAGTTCTTATGCCTCGTGGTTAATGGGAAGCAATCTTGGCCTCGGGACGAAAGCAGCAGAAGCATTGCTCCACATACACAAAGCAGCCACTACGGATGCGAGCGTGTTAGAAGTGTTAAGGCTAGAAATAGAAGACGAGGGCGTTGACATGAATGCCGGCCAGGGACCGAGCATTGAGTTTTATGTTGGAGAAACTGGCGGCTCTAACTTCGGCGGCGCCATGGCGGTTGTTAGAGAAGAGGCCGGCGATGCCGATTCTGCCGCTGCTATGGTTTTTCATACTGCGCCTGATGATGCAGTCGCCCCCGGAACTGAAAGAATGCGAATCACCAGCGTTGGTAACGTCGGCATCGGAACCCAAACTCCTTCAGGCTCCCTTCACATCAAGGTGGGGGCCGGAGCGGGCGCCAGCACCTGGAGTGCCCGGGATGATATAGTTATTGACTCAGATGATCGCGCGGGCATCACTATTCTTACGCCCGGAGGCAGCGGTGACACTGCGGCCTATGTGATGGGATCAGTAGGAGATAATCAGGAAGCAGCATTTGAATTGGATTCTAATTCGGGACATGCTAGCGTTGGAACGAAAACGGTCGGATTGGTATTTTATCTGCGATCGGGCAATGGTGTTGCAACCCTTACTCTCGACGAAAACCAACACGTCACAGCTTCTAATAATCTGGTTGTAACAGACGCTATTCTTGTCGGTCCGTCAGCACCGTTCCCGGAGCTTTCTGCTGGCGTTGTTTCTGGTTCAGCTGGGCTTTCTGGTTCACACGCTAAGATTAATGGCGTGGTATCCGGCGGAGTATTCCTGGGAGACGGGTCGGGATTGACCGGCCTCGACGCCTTCCCGTTCAGTGGCGCAGTGGCGCAGATGACCGGTACGCTGGTTATAACGGGGTCTGACGCTAGCTATCGCGGCGCCCTTCTAACAGTTAAGACAGATTCAATCTCTGATGTTTTCGTGGTCTCGGACACTCTTCTTTCGTCTTCGTTGAGTTCTTCGGCTTTGGTTCATGTAGGTGATAAGCTTCAAATTGGCCAAACATGTGTAGCTAGCGGATATTTGTCCACCGTTGCCGGCGGTAAACAGAACGAAGCCACACAAGATTACGCCGCAGTAGTTGGCGGTCTTGATAATACTGCAACCAATACTTACTCCTTTGTTGGCGGCGGCGCATTAAACAACTCAACGGCCACAATGGCGGGTATCGTTGCGGGATATAACAGCGATGCTACCGGTGATCGCTCATTCATTGGGGGTGGCAACGCAAATACCAATGCAGGAAGTAATAGCAGCATTGGGGGCGGAGATGGAAACAAGGTAAACGCCAGCGATGCATTTATTGGCGCGGGCACCGATAACCATAACCGGGGCGTCTATGGATTTATAGGCGCAGGATATCAGAATGTTGTTTCTCAAAACTATGCCATGGTTGTAGGAGGCCAGTATAATACAGCCTCTAACTATTATGCTTTTGTTGGCGGCGGCGCATCAAATGTTGTTTCCGGAAGGTATTCTTCGATCCCCAGTGGCGAGTTAAACACTGTCTCTCAGAATCATGCAAACATATGCGGAGGTAAGTTTAACCTAGCCTCGGCCCATTACACGTCCATATTGGGAGGGTTGTACAACACGGCCAGCGCTGAGCGCGCAGCAGTTATAGGAGGCTCAGGCTCAACGGTCTCAGGCCGAGGTTCGATAGCGGTAGGCTCTACCCTAACAGTTGCCGAGAACAATCGGGTGGTACTGGGAAGCTCCGAAACCGATGGTGACGCATATACTCTAATTCTCTCTGGCACTACGCATGTGCACAGTGTCCTGTCTGCTTCGGCTGGACTTACCGGCTCTGCTTTCGCGACCGATGGGCTTATAACGGCAGGAAATATATCTGCGTCTGTCAATGTTTCCGCCTCGGCTTTGTGGACGGCAATATATTTAAGCTCTTCTGATGGACATCTTCGTCTAGACTCCGGCCACGGCAATATTAATCTTGCGCACGGGGGAAGCACAAAAACCATAATCAACCAGGCGACTTATGCTCCAGATGTACAATTTGATGTAACTGCCGGTCATATTGGATTTGCCCCCATGGCCGGCGGAGGCAAAGTGAGCGTAACGGGCTCGCTGTCCGCCTCGGCCGGCATTACCGGTTCTACTTTTCTAACTGACGGACCTGTAGCGGCCAGCGTTCTTACCGCTTCGGCTGGAATTTCTGGTTCACATGCCAAGATCAATGGTGTGGTTTCGGGCGCAGTCTTTTTGGGCGATGGCTCAAACTTGACCGGCATCACCGCCGACAACTTCATTCAAATTTTTAGCGAAGTTAGCAGCACCCGTGCATGCACTACAAGCTCTATTGGAATTGGTCACACCGCGGGAACCTCACCGCAGGCCCTGTTATACCTCACCGCTTCAGATGCACTGGGTCACGACAACCAGCCCTATTTCTATATTGACTCTGTAAACCTAAGTAGGCCGCCGATGTGGGTTACCGCATCGTCCTATGCTACTTCGCGAATGCCGCTTGTTGGTATTGGAACAAAGACCCCTACCTATACTTTAACGGTGGAAGGTGGCATTTCTGGATCAACCATAAGATCGACAACAATAACAGGCAGCACTTTGATGGGGGGTACCTACGCCGGCGGTTTGAGTTTATCAGGCTCCAGGGTTATGGTCACAGGTAGCCTCCTTCCGGTAAGTGTATCTGCGTCTCTCAATGTTTCGGCCTCTTCCTTTTATGGCGCCCACTTATTTCTAGGGAGAGACGGCGGAAGTTATCCTGAAGTTAAAAGCCCCGATTCAGCTCTTTATTTGAACGGCGACGGCGGCATCATCTTACGCGACGACACCGTCGCTTACGCTCAGTTCAAGAGCGGCAGTACCGATGGCGTACAAACATTCGAAATATGGAGCGACATGGTCTCGAAGCCCATATCCTTTAATGCCACCTATTTCGGAGGGATCCAACATACACAACTTTTCCTAGATATGACCAATAGAATTTCAACATTCTCGGGCTCTGTGAGGATTCACGATGATAACTCTTCGATGGCAGGACTCACAGTTACAGGGAGCACCCGGCTCAGTGGTTCTTTTGCGGGCGGCTATCGTCGTATTACAACCGACTATGAAGTTAAAGACCATCTAGTATACAACTATATTATTGGCGTGTCGGGAGCGCTAAACAGTCAGATAAATATTATTCTCCCAAGTGCATCGGCGACAGATCCAGGTCACATACTAATCATTAAAGATGAATTTGCCCCGACGCGCACTGAACAATATGCGATCACGGCCAGCGTATCGTCCAGTACAGATTTGGTAGACGGCGAAAGCGCATATTATATTTATGGCACCATGGGAGCGATTACACTTTATTCAGACGGCATAGATAAATGGTTTGTAGTGTAGGCGATTTGAGGACATGGAAATCAGATGGCATATAACGTTTTATCAGGAACAGTTGGCGCGGCTTCGAATACGGGTAGCCTTATCTATGGCACCTTTGTTGGCGATGGCTCTTCATTAATAAGCACCCCGGGCCCGAATGCAGTAGTTGCAGATTCGGCCGCCGACAATAGAGTAATAACTTTTACTTCCACGGACGGGAGCACCGTTCAGGGCGAAGAAAATTTAACATTTGATGGTACTGTACTTACAGTAACGGGACAACTAACCGCTAGTGTTGGTATTACAGGCTCGTCGATTAAAGTAGACGGGGTAGTCTCCGGCGGAGTATTCCTGGGCGATGGTTCGGGTTTAACGGGTGTTCAGACAGGGGGCTCTAGCGGCGGTATATTTACAGAGATTAATGGCTCTACTGCTTATACCACCAGCAGTGTTAAGATCGGCGCTTCTGGCACGCCAGCCGCAAATTTACATGTCAGCGGAAACTACTCTACGCCGGCGGCTTATTTAAGCGGTGGCGTTAGATTTCGTCGGCGCGCAGTTAGCGGAGCCTATACTGCATCAGCAGGCGATTATTTTTTAGGAGTGGACACTTCAGCAGCAGTATCAATATCCTTAGATGCCACCTCTTTCGCTGATGGACAAGTGCTGGTTATAAAAGACGAAGCAGGAAGCGCCAGTACAAATGTTATAACGCTTACTGCTGCTGTGGCTCAAACCATTGATGTAGATTATCGTTCGGTAGTTATTGAGTCTCCCTTCGGCGCGGTAAATCTTTATACGGATAGTACCAACTGGTTTATTTTCTAGTATTAATAGCTATTTAAAAATTTAATGGTGTTTTAATCAGAATAAAAGCGGCTTTTTCTTCGTTGAGAAGCTATATGTTATGAGGAAACTCATATAACTAAACAGCCTAATGCATTGCATTTATATATTTGTGGAGGGTATAACTAATGGCTTATAAATTTCAAACAGGCGCCACAATACTTTCAGGAAGTATTACTGGCTCGCAAACAATTACGGCCGACAATGGCTTTATCGGTGATGGATCTGCATTGCAGGGAGTTACCGGATCCGGCGGAATCACAGGCGGTATTTTCAGCGGTTCTATCCGAGTAGCCAGACTAGAGGTCGACAGCACTGCTGACTATATTGATGTGTCGACCGATCTACAGATTGTTGCTGCAGCCGATGTTGCAATCAACGCTGGCGGCGGCAATGTTAAGCCTTCTGCAAATGATGGCTCTGCACTTGGAGTTAGTGGAACCGGCTGGTCCGATCTGTTCTTGGCCGACGGAGCTGTGATCAATGTTAATGCCGGCAACTCTACCCTTACAGGTGGTAGTGCCCTCTGGCAGTCAAATGTAGCCCTCCAGGCCACTAGACTAAGAATTGATTCAGCTAGTGATTATATTGATGTTGATACCGATCTCATCGCCAAGGCGGCCGCCGATATCGTTCTTTCTGCATCCGGTGGTAATGTTAAACCAGGAGCAAACGACGAGTCTGCCCTTGGTGTGTCTGCTACCGCTTGGTCTGACTTGTCCTTGGCTTCCGGGGGGGTGATCAACTGGGATGAGGGGGATGTTACTCTAACTCATGCTTCAAACGCGCTTACCATCGCGGGCGGCTCCCTTAGTGTTAATGGCGGTGTTACTCTTGGAGGCAGTGGCGCCGATACTGTATCCGTGGAGGGTATCATGAGCTTTGATAATGGCTACTACGGCAACGTTAAAGTGACCGGCTCTACTACCGGTATTGTGTCGGCTGGAGACTTTATGATTCTTTGCAGCGGGTCGGCTGCCATGAATTTAAGATTGCCAGTGATTAGCTCTATGGGGTACAATGGTACGATACTGCACATTAAACGAGCTCGCGGCGAGGGCACGTTGGGGATGCAACATAATGTGACGATTAGCGGCTCTGGTAATAATACCATCGACGGTGATTCTTCCATTATTCTTGAATCCGATAACGCTTCGGTAACACTTATAGGTAGCGGCAGCGTATGGAACGTCTATTAAGATAAGAATAGCTTTCTTTAAAGATAATAGCTTTAAGGGCGGGTATCACAAGATACCCGCCCTTTTTCTATTTGAGATTCTACTTATAAAAGAATGGCTTATAAATTCCAATCAGGTGCTACAATACTAACAGGTAGTATTACCGGCTCCTCAACTCTTACTGCGGGCGACATCTATAACAGAGGAGACGCCCAGGGTAATACATATCTAGACTGGGACGAAGACTACCTGGGGGTGGTGACCGCGGGAAATAATGTTTTAGTTGTGAGCGGGTCTACGGTAGGTATTGGTACAGCAAGTCCCGATTATACTCTTGATGTAGCTGGCGCTGTGGGCATCGACAGCTACATCTATCACAATGGAGATGCCGACACTTACCTAAAGTTCACGGGCAATGAAGTTAATATAGTTGCTGGTGCAAAGTCAATGATCACGCTTGATTATAATAATAACAGCAGCGACAAGATTATATTAAATAATACTAACGCGGACATTGATGTCCAGATAATGGCAGACAATGGTGAAGCAGTTTTACATGCTGATGCAGGTACAAATAGGGTCGGCATCGGTCAGACGTCGCCCACCTCCACTTTTGAAATTAGCGGATCGCAGGCCGGAAACTATGCCCAGTCCACCGGAAACCTCACATTTAATGAAACTCATTATATAGTAGACTATACGGGCAATGGAGATGCCACGTTCACCCTCCCAGACGTCAGTGGAATTACGGGAAGGGTATATCATATTTTATGTCACAATCAGTCGGGGGAGGACGTTAACCTTACTGTTACCGGATCTGGCGGAGAATTCCAGTCCCCCAGTTTTGAGTCGGGTGATCAAACCTCAATCCGCCTCGGCGGTAATACTCCACAGAGCATCACAGTGGTGAGCACTGGCGGTAATTGGTTTGTTCTTAATGATAACAGGTCCCAGCAGGAAGGCTAAACAGCTTAGGAGTTCAAAATGGCAATAAATGGCGCATATGTCTGCGATATAAAATCAGATCAAACGATCAAGGGCAAGAAAACATTTATTAAAGAAGTGGTAGCCCCTGCGTTTGTTTTAGAAGAAGGAACGAAAATAACAAAAACAAAAGATGGAGCTGTCAGTGTTAATGGCCCCCTGCGAGCCCACAAGTTTGAAGGAGACGCATCAGGCTTAAAAAACTTTTCTGTTAAAAATATGAATACTGACGAGATCCAGGCATCTATCGCCATAAATGGATTAGATTATCTTTTGGTACAAAAGATTTTAGATGGAGAAGGGGAACTAAAGAAAATAAAAATCAATGATTTGTTAACCTTGATACCTTCTAAGAATGGCAGCCTCTTCAACTTTATTAACAACGGGACGAATAAGGGAGAAGGCGCCGAAGTATTTAAAAGACGGCATTCTTCCGGGCGTTCTCAAACTTTATATTTTAGAACATTAGCTGCCGGCCCAAACATAGAATTGGTTCAAAACGAAAACGAAATCGACATAAATTTGAAGGACAATATTGTTGTATCAGGGATCAGTGCCGTTGAAAGTTTGACAGTCCCGTGTAAAAATATCGACAAAGTTAAAAACCCTATTGATGGGATGATTATATATGATGAGAGAAATAAGCGGTTTTGTGGCCGCGCCGGCGGCAAGTGGGTACCCCTTCACAGCCTATAAAAAACTGCTTTTATCGATACTTATCACTATTTATTTGTGAACACGTGTGAGATCAGGAGTAAATTTATGTCTTCATTGTTAGAACAGGCCATTGTAGACGCTTCGGCGCTCAAGGAAGCAGCGCTTAAGAATGCCGAAAGCGCAGTGCTAGAGAAATATTCTGGAGAGGTAAAAGTGCCCTGGATACTTTATTAGA